ATGGGTGAATCTGTAAAGGAGGGAACTGCGGTAAGATTTCAGGTAGAGTGCCCTAGATGTGCTTGTGTTATTCCTCTTGCTATTCTTAGAGAGGAAAATGTAACCGAAGAGAGGGTAGATGAGAAGCCTGAGTTGCTAGCTCTTGATGTTGCTAGAAAACACGTTCCAGAAAAGGATTGTGGCGGTAGATATTATAATGCTATTGAACGGGAGGATATTGCTCGGGTTATGGTTGAAGGTGCGGAAATACAACGAGATAAAGATTATTTTTGGAATATCTCTAATGATGAAGGAGAGGAAATTGACCCAGACGCAAACTATGGATGAGCAGATTAAGATCGCGGAAGAACGGCGAGAAGCTAGAAATTTACGCGATAGGTTAGCACGTCAGGTACTACAGTTGCATCCTGATATAAAAGAAGATCCTGATGGATTTCCGATTGATTTAGATTGGATTCCTGTAGGAACGACTGAGGCTGCTATTCGTTCTCTCGCGCGACACTACGCTAAGCAGAAGCTTATCCGTAGGATATTGAATGAGAGGAAGGAAGCGCAGGGTGACGTTTAGAGATGCAGAACCTGGTCCTTCTAGAAGGACAATTCAACGTAGGTTTGAGATCTATAGTCGTGTATTACCTGGAGAAATTGCTATTATATTGGCAGAATTTACGCCTGTAAACTCTAAAAGGGGTACGGGTATTATTAGGCAAATGGATGAGATAGTTCAGCGATATATAGATGCGGGAGCAGATCCTGCTGAAGGGAACGAAGAAGCTAGAGACTTAGCTTATGATGAGATTATTTCTAGAGTTGAATCTGGAGAAGAGCTTCCTTGGGAGCTTGCATCCTTGGCGTCTCCTTAGGAGGTATTTGTTATGTTTGGATATTGTTTTGAACATAGGATAAAGTATCGTTTACCTAATGATTGTCCTTTTATTCATGACTGATGAGTATCCTGAGTTCTATAGGGCTGGTGGCGACATTATTTGTGACGATTGTGGGAAGAAATACTACGATCATCCGATGTCAGAAGATTATCTTGACTACGACGGTTATAAGTGGTTGTGGGTTATTTGTTCTGGAGAGTTGGTAAAGTTGTGAGGGTAAAAATTCCTTTTTTGAGAATGTTCGAAGAGCCTTTATCTTTAGGTGTAAAAACTACAACGGCACGTGTAAAGGCAATAGGTAGGGTTGGAGATCATTTCTCTGCTTTTGGAATGACTTTTGTGATTACGGGAATAGTTCAGATTACTGAACAAGTATTGCGAGATTCTTTCTGGAAGCAGGAGGGATTTAGTTCTCCAGAAGAATTAGTTAAGACTTGGGTAGGGCTTCATTTTATTATTGGGTTTGTACCTAATAAGGTTGTAGTTCTTCATCAGTTTGTTTTAGATCCAACATGTAAGTGGGAGATGTTCATTAATCCTCCAAAGTCAAAGTGTAGAAGACGTAGATCTGTTCATAATATGTCTCATTCTTTTACTCTTGAAGAATTGTGTATTGGGTTATCTACTGATCCTATTAGGCCAGGTAGATGTACAAAGCTAGCACTGCATATTGGACCTTGTTCGTGGGAGTTGATTTTATAGTGGGAGTAATGAATAAGTGTGTTTGGCCTGGGTGTACTGCATATAAAACGTGTATGGTCTCTGCACCTAAGTACTGGGCTTCTGATGTTGTACCTCATTGCGCTAAGCATGCTGAACTTGTTATGAACTTGCGGCGCAGAATTGAAGGTAATGTTTTTGTTTGATGAAATTCGTGAGATACTGGGTGGGTATAATTGGTTCCAGTGGACTCTTGTAGTTATTTGGTGGTCGATTGGTTTGACTTTTTTATACTATCGAATGTTACAGCTGAAGAATTATTTGAGACGTAAGTTTTGGTCCTAGAAACTGTTGAACTATTAGATGTGGTCGTATAATGTCGAGCTGTTTAGTGGTAGTCGATAGTAAACCTTATGAGTTGTGTGATAAAGATGCTGAGCGTACTATAATGATGAGAGATGATATTGGTAGTTATGGGCCTTTACCGTTTTTCTATATGCTTTATTTGTGTGAGAACCATTTTCGGCAGTTCGATTCGTATATGATTCTTGCTGATGTAAAGGTTGAGAGACCTTTGGAGTCGTAAGTTTTGGTAGATTTAAGTTTTGGCAGAGCTTCTTTTGTTGAGTTGATTATTTTGTTTGGCTTTATATTTGGTTGGATTACTTCACTTATTTGGTACTTTTATGGTTTTGATTGGATAAAGAAGTTTTGGTCTTAGAAGCTGCTGAATTGCCGAATGTGATTGTACCTGGGAGGCGACCTAAGTATGATGACGTTGAATTTGTTGGAGTAGAGATTGTAGAAGACGGTCCTAGCTACTACATTTTGTTAGTTGATGGTTCAACTATTGGACCTGGACAGTTCTTTCAGTGGCTTTTAGGTAAGGAAGTTTATGTTAGTAATGAGTACCAGGGACATTTTGATAAGATCTTTAAATATCTCCCTCCTGTATCTCTAAAATTTCTTGCCACTGCTGGAATAGCATGGTATAAAAACATTACAATTGAACTTAGAGGGCGGGGCGGTCACTTTTCAGTACGAGAAGGTAACCGGTGGGGACACTTTTCTAATATCTATTCGCTATACCCGGGAGCAAAGACGGCAAAGCAAGTTGAGTTGGCTTTAGACCTTGCTAATGTTGTATTTGAGAGTAATGAATTTTTCAGTATGAAGTTTCGTTCTGTTGGGAGTTCAATACAGGATGTAGCTGCTCAGTTACCGGGTTCTAGATATCAGCCTAGGGGTGAATGGGAGGTTATGGATGCCTTCTTACAGTCATTTAGAGCTGCTAGAATGGAAGGGATCATATTCGGCACATCGGAGGTGTATGACTATGATATTATATCTGCTTATCCTGCTCTTTGTGCGAAGTTAGTTTCGACGCTACATATGGAGTGGATTGAAAGTGATAAACCTGTTGAGAATGCTTCGTATGCTGCTGTTATGGCAGATATTCATCTGAATGAAAGATTAGTTAGGGGACCAATAGCTGTTCCTGTTGGTTATAAGGGGGGTTCTTGGTATCCTGTAGGTAGAATTAGTAATGTTTGGCTTAATATGCCAGAGATTGAGTTTCTACAGAGACATCCTGAGGTAGGAACAATTGAGAAAATTCATAATGGCTATTGGGGTGTAGCTATATCTAAAAGTTTTTATCCTTTTAGACGGTTGGTAAAGAAACTTTATGCTATGAGGATTAAGAATCCTGAGATTGGTGACTATATTAAATTGGTTATGGCTGCTCTTTGGGGTAAGACTATTGGACAGTATGTAGTTATTAGGGATCCTATAACAGGAGAAGGACATACTCAGGCAAGTAATCTATATAACCCTGTATTTGCTTCACAGGTTACTTCCATGATGAGAATGGAACTCTATGAGAAATCTATGGGTGCATCCGTTGTTGGAGAGTTTGTAGATGGAGTTACTTCTGAGGATAAGTTATCTGCTGCATCTAGTTTTAAACATATGGGAGCTATGGCTCTTAAGGGAGAAGGAACTTTTACTCTTTTCAACGATATTCGTAAGACATGTCCTTGGAAGAATCCGGATCTTAGAGATCGCGCTTGGGAACAAAGAGATAAATATACAATTGAAACACCCTTAACTTATTTTCATACCCTTAAGAGTGCTTATGATCGGTTTGGTGAGAATGAAATGTGGGTTCACTTAGGAGTTGAAAAAGAGCAGCAGGATATTATTAAGTTGGGTTCTGTAACTAGAAGTTTTATTGGCAATAAAAAATATCGTGTGGGTGATTTTTTGGAAGAACAGATTAGGACAGCTCCTATGACTTCGAGACAAATGCTTTATGAATTGTATACTTTTGTAAGGTAAGAGGAGAAAATATGCTTTTAATTATTCCTGAGTCTTATTTATCAGGTGCTATGGGTAAGATACATGCAGTCTCAAAAGGGCAATCTAGAGCATTGTGTGGTCAGTTAAAAAGAAGTCATTGGAAGTTAGTTGAAGATTCTGCTACTTGCTTAGATTGTATTAAGACTTACTCTCGGTGACTTTAGTTTACAACATTTATTAGGTAGGAGAAGAGTAGATGGAAATAGTATTAGCTTATATTATGGGGGCACTTATGGCGTGGTCTTTACCTAAAGTAATAGCTTGGGCATCTGATTCTAGATGGAATGGTTATTATGGGTATAGAAAAGATAAGGAATGACCTTAGCATATAATATAGCCAATGATCCTGAGCTTCGTAAAGCATTTAAGATAGGGGGCGTTCGTCTTACTCTTAAGATGCTATCCAAGTTTGATACTGTGGATGCGAGACATTTAAAGCGTAGGCTGGCTAGTGAAGATCCTCTTACGGAAATTACTGCAGGAGCAAGACATTTAGTATCTCGAGAAGGTACTCTAACACCATACACTAAAGTGAATCCGGTACGGATAAAAGCTGAGTTAGAGATGTTGTTATCTCCTCAAGTTAGACCTACTGATGTTAGATCTTGGGTGCGTGAGAATATGAATGAGTTAGATAAGTTAAGTACTCTTAGGTTAGATTGGCTTTGGGACTTTTCTTGGTGTTATTTTATTCATCCCGCTAAGTTTGGTAAGAAGGAGTTTTTAGTTTATGGTGCATTACGTGGGATTCCTCCTGCACCTGCTAAAAATATTCCTTATCAGTCTGCACTCAATAATTTACGTAAGAATCGAAGGGATCGTCGAGATCGAAAGCTTTATAAGTTGGCTAGAGATGGAGATGAAGAAGGTCTAATGGAGATGGGGTTCACTTCTTTGGTAGCACAGCAAGCCATTGACAAGGTAGCGAGGGGATCCGGTTGATTGGTTTGTTGTATTGTGCTATAATTATAGTTGAGGGTAATCGGAGATACTTTGACTTCACGTAACGGCTCTACATTTGCATCCAGTAAGCCATCTACAGTTAAACCTGAGAATGTAGCTTTACCTGAGGGCACGATTCATTCTCGGCCTTTTTCAGGAGAGTTTATAGTCTTTAATATGATGGTATACGCAGAAGTCGGAGAGGGTAAGACACCTCTTCTTGGTTCTGTAGTCGATGTTCCTGAAATGATGCCAGCTCTTCTAATTGATGGAGATGCAGGCACTTTGTCTATCCGAGAGATAGATAATCTTGATACCATTCATCTGTTGGAACTTGCAGCGAGTAAATCCTGTGATGCTTGGACTGCTCTTGAGTTTGTTTACAACTTCTTATGTAGAGGAGAACATGCTTACAAGACTGTAATGTTAGATGGTGGAACTGACATTGAGAGATTTTGTGAAGAGAATATTCTAAGTAATGCTTCTGGTAATCGAGCGGATCGAGATACTGAGATGGCTGAACTTGGAGACTTTCGACGTATACAAGAGCGTATGAAAAGGATGTACACGAGATTTCGTGATCTCCGTACGATCGATAGACGTCGAGTTAATTTTATCGCTGCAGCGCATGAGTCTAAGGGGAAAGACCCTATAACACTTAAGCCTGTAGTGCAGCCCATGTTTATTGGCAAGGGCGCCGTTCTTATGCCTTCTAGATTCGATATAGTTGCAAGGCTAGTAACGAAAGAAGAAGGTGGAAAACCTGTCAAGTACCTAGTACCCAGCTTGGAAGGTAGGTCTCGTGGTAGAGATAGATCCAAAACTCTTGGAAGAGAGATGAAGGATCCAAACATGTCTAAGATCGCGGAAGCGATTTTTAGCAAGCAAGAGGTGAAGTAGAATGCCAACAGTAGACCTTACTGGTGTAGAGACTAATGCATTTGATGCCCTTCCTCGTGGACGGTATCGTGTGATAGTCGACAGGCTGCCCGAACTGAGAATCTCGGGTAATGGTAACGAGGGTGCCTTCTGGCTTTTCCGAGTAACTGAGGCTTTGAACACTAACCCTGTTCTTGAAGATCCTAGCTCGGTAATTGACCGGACAATTCCTCACAACACGAGCTTCAGTGCTCAGTCGCTCTGGAACCTTAAGAGGACGCTTGTCGCCTTGGGTGCAGAACCTGAGACTCTTGAAGGCTCGGTAGACGTTGATGAGGAGTTCCTCGCCGAGTTTGAAGGTCGTGAAGCAATCGTTTCTGTTACTCAGCGAGAGTATCAGGGCGAGATGCAGAACAACATTCAGAACATTCGTGCTCTGAGCGAAGAAGAGGTTGGCGCACTAGCCTAACCCGTAGTGCGTAGATCTTCTTCCAAGTTGGGTACTAGGTAGTTGAATAAATCAGATATAGGATAATCACATACTATGAAAGATATCATATGGAAAATGCCTTGGGCTCTCTATGAGGATTACAAGGTTGTAAGAGAAGAAATTCGTAACCTTAATGGTTACAAGAAACTTAAGACTCGGGAATCGGATATTATGAAATCCATGTTCGTCGTATCAGTCGGCGGTGTAGGGGTTTTAGGTTTGATCCTTTTCTTGGCTGTCACATAGAGGCGATGTTTGCTATGCGTTTTCATCTAAGATGGTTCAGCCCTTTTCGTAATCCTCTTCGCCTCTTACGTGAAGTTAAGGAATCCATAATCTGGTTGAATGATCTTGAAGATCACAATCCTGAGTACAAAAAGTATTCCAATCAAGGAAGTTCGGGACTCATTGGTATGATGATGCAATTTCTTTTGTTTGCGATTATTTATACAATTGGAGTATCGTTCTTTGACTAAAGCACTTGTCCTTTTATCCGGCGGAATGGATTCTGCTACTTGTCTCGCTCTTGCAAAGAGTGAAAATGAAACCGTTAGAGGCCTTTCGCTTTCGTACGGTCAGAAGCATGTTCGCGAAGTAGATTACGCGATAGAGTTGGCGAAACATTTCAACTGTGGAGTTGAGGTGTTAGAACTGCCAAAGATCTTTCAGGGCGCTAGTTCATCCTTAGTTGATGATGGTGTCGAAATGCCTCAAATGAGTTATGAAGAACTTGCAGAGGCAAAAGGTCCTTCAAAGACCTATGTTCCACAACGGAATATGAACTTCTTAGCTGTTGCTTCATCAATAGCCCTTATCGACGGTGCTGATTACATTTATTTTGGTGCGCATGCAGACGATGCTCATAATTGGGCATATCCCGACTGCACCCCAGAATTTATTGGCGCAATGGCAAATGCTATATATGTCGGTTCCTACTTTAAAACGCGTCTTCGTACACCATTTATGTGGTTTTCTAAGGCAGATATTGCTGCTTTGGGGGATCTTCTTAAGGTTCCTTTTGAAAAGACATGGTCTTGCTACGAAGGAGGAGAACTTCACTGTGGTACCTGCCCAACCTGTGTCAGCAGAATCGAAGCCTTTGGAATCGCCGGAGTTGTCGATCCTACGCAATACGAGAGTGTTGCTATCTAGTCAGCAGATTCGTGAGACTATTACAAGAGTGGGTTTTGAGGTAGAACAAAAATACTCTACCTTAGAATCCCATGAAGCTCTTGTGGTGATTGGAGTTCTTAATGGGGCTGCATTCTTTACATGTGATTTGACGCGAGAGATACGTGCAATTAGTGTAGAGGTTGGTTTTATGCAGTTGTCGAGTTATGGCAGCTCTACTAAGTCTTCAGGTCAAGTCAAGATAGATATGCTACCTAATATTGGTGTAAAAGGTAAACATGTCTTAGTTGTTGAGGATATTTTAGATACTGGAGCAACTATTAAAAAGATTCGTGAGGTATTTGAGGGTCTTGAGCCTGCTTCTTTGGAAATTGCAGTTTTCGCAGATAAAGGACTGACAGAAGAAAAAGTAGACTATGTCGCGTTTGAAGTTCCTTCTAATGAGTTCTTGATTGGATATGGAATGGATTCGTCTGGACTACTTCGTAATCTGACAGATGTATTGGTAGTGGAATAGTGATTATTAATTGTAAGGCTGTTTTTAAAATTGAACTAATAGGATGTGGATCTTTTTGGCATTATGAATCACATTCTTTTATGTCAACGTGTCCGGGAGTTAATTGTATCGAACCTAAAAAATGGATTTTGATTGATGACGAGTAAAATTCTTGTATCGGAAATTTTTGGGCCAACCTTTCAAGGTGAGGGTCCTTCTTTAGGACGTCGAGCTGCTTTTCTTCGCTTGGCTACATGTAATCTCGCGTGTGTTTGGTGTGATACTAAATATACTTGGGATTGGAAAAACTTTGACGTTAAAAAAGAAGCTACGAGAATGCAGATGGCATACATAGTACGGGTTATTGGGTTGATGAAGACTGATCGTTTGGTTATTACCGGTGGTGAGCCTATGATTCAACAGGCAAAGCTCCCTCCTCTTTTTGATGAGTTACTCCAAATTCGGGATTACACTTTCGAGATTGAGACTGCAGGTACTTTAGCTCCAACCATAGACATGCAACATCCTAGGTTTGTAATTCAATGGAATGTTTCTCCAAAACTTGCACATTCAGGTAATTCCGAAGAAAAGAGATTCGTTCCGGAAGTTTTGCAAGTCTTTAAAGATTTAGGTGCAAACTTTAAGTTTGTAGTCCAGCAAGAATCTGATTTGGAAGAAGTAGCTTGGATAGTTGCTCAAATAGAAATCCCTCATAACAGGGTTTTTATTATGCCTGAGGGTACGAAAGTTAGGACTATTAATTATCACGCACAAATAATTGCAGACAAAGTTCTTGAGTATGGGTGGAACTTTACAACTAGGTTACACGTACTTCTGTGGGGAGATAAAAGAGGCGTATAAATGTGCAGTGTGAGGAATGTCCTAATTCTGTACAAAAGAGAATTGCCTTTGGAGGTACACCTAAAAGGTTTTGTAGTTCTACTTGCCAGGCTAGAGCTGCTCGACGAAGATACCGTAAGGCGGGATTATGTAGTCGTTGTCTAAAGTCGTGTGAGAATGGTATATGTGAATCGTGTCGTACTAAACGTAATCTTAAGGGGAGAGCTAGATATAAAGTAGTATGGCCTTGGAGGATAGTTGATAGTTTGTGTGGTGATTGTGGAAAGTATCCTAGAGTAGTAATTGGGAAGCGTAAGCGCTGGCTATCGTTCTATTGTATTAGATGTCTCAGAGGTCAGCGGAGAAGAAGAGTTCGTAGTGTCCAGTAGACATCCTTCAGGTATTGTTTATGGGATTCGTTTAGTATGTGATGCTACAGGAGAAATAATTACAGAGATTGATAAGCCGGGATTATGGTCTTTTGTTGATTATTCATGGGATTGTAAATCTTGCCCTGAGAGACATTGTTCCAGTTGTTTTTACGAAGAGTTTCCAAATGGGGACATTCGTGTTGTGGGATGTGGAAGGTTTATGAAATAGTATATAAGGGTGACAAGAGGGGTGTCTAGTGTTATTTAATGATATATTAGAAGGAGATATTTGGGAGATTGCAGCTTCCACTTCTGAGTTATATTCTACTTCAATTGTAGTAATACCTACAAATAGTATTCTCAAAGTTAATGGTGCTTCAGTTATGGGAGCAGGTCTTGCTAAACAGGCGATACATAAATTTCCAGGTTTGGATCTCATAATTGGGTCAAAGATTGCTCGTTCTGGAAATCATGTATTTTTCTTTAAGGCCTGGGGAATAGTTTCCTTTCCTACTAAGAGAGACTGGAGAGAAGGTTCAGAGTTAAGTTTAATAGCTAGGAGTTGTGAAGAGCTTAATTCTATAGCTATTGTTCATCCTGATTGTGCTTTTTATATCCCGAAAGTAGGAACAGGTAAAGGTCGTTTAAATTGGGTAAATGTTCTTCAGGTAGTTAAAGATAAGTTAGTTGCTTCAAATATATTTCTAGTGGAAGGATAATCATGTATAAAGCGGAGATTATAGAAGATAGTTTTTGTGCTAGTACTGAAGAGCGTCTCACAACATTTGTAGTTAGCTATCCTAGATTCGTACATGCAGAGTTGATGACTCATCGCATGTTCTCACGAAACTCTTCTTCATCTAGAGCAATTCCAAATGCTCGGATGATTGCAAGTATTGAAGAAGATCCTGTCATTCCTGTCTGGTGGGGAAAGAATCAAAAAGGAATGCAAGCAGTTGTAGAAATTGATAATATTACTTCTGCAGAACGAGAGTGGCTTGAAGCTCGTGATATGATGTTGGGATATTCTAGGAAGTTAGCAAAGCTTGGAATGCATAAGCAGATTGCAAATAGACTGCTTGAACCCTGGATGTTTATAACTGTAATTATTACGGCTACAGAGTTTGATAACTTTTTTGTTCTTCGTACTGATTGTGACCCTCAACCTGATGACTCTAGTATTCTTGCTGCTAGGGGGTTTAATCCCTCTTTTCCTGCACAACCCGAAATACAGAAAATAGCTCGTATGATGTGGGAACTTTATATAAAGGAGGAGTATAAGGTAGTAGAGCCGGGTTATTGGCATCTTCCATTTGTAACTAAGAAAGAGAGAGAAGCTTTAGGTATTGCTGTTCGTCAGAAATTATCTGTAGCACGATGTGCTCGTGTTTCGTATTTGAATCATGATGGTACTCAGGATATAGATTCTGATTTACGTTTGTACATACAACTTTCGACAGCGGGGCATTGGTCTCCATTTGAGCATATGGCTCAAGCACAGGAGACAGATGCACGGTTTGGAAACCTTTTTGGTTGGAGACAATACCGGAAGCAGTTTCCTAATGAGAATGCAGGGAGAAAGCTAGATTGACTTTTTCTAATGCTTATTGTGTGGAGTGTAATCATCTTGTAAATTACCATTCTATTCAAGAGGAAGGTGCCTTTTGTACTTTATGTAATGTATGGTGTAATCTTAAGAATGTAGGTATAAAAGCTGTGGTGACTCCTATTGTGAGAGGGAAGTTAGATTGACTACGGTAAGCCAGTCTGTATTTAATGAGAATGCGCGAACTATTCTTTGTAAAAGGTACTTCTGGAAGGGAGAGCAATTTACGACTTGCATAGACTGTCAAATTAACCACGAGACTGAAGAACAATTTTTTGATCGTATCTCTATGGGTAATCCGGAATACCGAGAACTTCTTGAGTCGCTTTGTTTCCTTCCTAATAGTCCAACCCTCTTTAACCTTGGTACTGGTCAGGGCACTCTTTCTGCATGTTTCAAGTTTGATGTCCAGGATAATATGGAATCGATTATGGACGTCGCACGTAAGTCAGCTATAGTTCAAAAGTGGGGAGGAGGAGTAGGTTATTACCTTGGAAATCTTCGTCCTTTTCGGACTCCAATATCTACAACACATGGTGGAGCTATGGGTCCTGTTGGTAGACCTTCGAAAGGGATCCACTCTGGCGTTTTGCATCATTACCAATCAGTTTCGATGATGATTACTCAAGCTGGTAAGAGAGATGGTGCTCAAATGGGCATTTTACCAGCTACACATCCGGATATTCGTGAATTTATTCATGTGAAGGATGTGGATCCTGAGTCTTTGAGTACTTTCAACATAAGTGTGTCGCTAACAGATGACTTTATGATGCAAGTTCGAGATGAACCAGATTCTGAAGAGCGAAAGTTATTTGTAGAGATGGCACATTCTGCTTGGAAGACAGGAGATCCTGGTTGTTATTTCGTTACTACTGCGGAAAAAGATAATCCCACTCCTTGGTTAGGAGAATTGACAGGAACTAATCCGTGTGGAGAAGTTCCTTTGCTCGATAATGAGCCTTGCAATCTCGGATCTATCAATCTTAGCAAGTTTGTTCGCGATCAAGATATAGATCTTGATGGGATTCGTAAGACGGCTAAGATAGCAATACGTTATCTCGATGAAGTTCTTGACAATAACATATTCCCCGATCCTGCTATTGAGGAAATCGCGAAAAAGACTCGAAAATTGGGTCTTGGAGTTATGGGTTGGGCAGATATGCTCGCACTTTTGGAAATTCCTTATGAAAGTGATAGAGCTATTGATCTTGCAGCAGAAGTTATGGAAGTAATTCAGACTGCTGCGGTTGAAGAAAGTGAACTACTCGGAAAAGAGAAAGGTTTCGCGCCTGCTCTTCGTCAAATTCATGATGAAGGTTCACTTCCTTGGAAGAGACGTAATGCAACAGTTACTTGTATCGCTCCGACAGGTACTATTTCGATTATTGCTGGGACTTCTTCTGGGTGTGAGCCTCATTATGCTACTACTTGGGAGCGTACTATGGGGGATGGGACGAAACTTCAAGAAGTTATTCCTGTTCTTGAGGAGTTAGAGGCGAGAAAGTCATCTTTCGTTCCTCAGACGGCTCATGAGATTAGTGCTAGGATACAAGTTCGTCATCAAGCCGCTTTTCAGAGGTATACTGACTTAGCAGTTAGTAAGACTATTAATCTTCCAGAATCTGCTACTTCTGATGATGTTTTCAATGCATTTATGTTAGCTTGGGAAGAAGGATGTAAGGGTATTACTGTCTATCGAAATGGTAGTCGGGAGACTCAAGTTTTGGATAGTCAACCTAAAGAAAGCTATCGTGAAGAACCCGAGTTTACGAATCGGATCAAGCTTCCAAAAACGCGAGAAGCGATTACTCACCATTTTGAGATTGCAGATATTCCAGTTTATATAACTGTAGGATTGTATCCTGATACAAAGATGCCTGGAGAAGTTTTTGTAACTACTCCTGCAAGAGGGGGTACAATTGATGGACTTTTAGATTCCTTCATGATTTCGTTATCTCTTGCATTACAGCATGGAACTCCTTTAGAGCTTCTTGTTGGGAGACTTAAGGGTAAAACTTTTGAACCTAAAGGGTTTACTGACAATCCTTTGATACCAAATGCTAATTCGATAATTGACTATATGGCAAGATGGTTAGAAATGACTTTCTTGACTCCTACAGGGAGTGAGATAGCACATGGACTTATTTGTCCTGAATGTGAATCGAAAGTAGCGCGTGAAGAAGGGTGTTTGAAATGTACTAATCTCACGTGTGGATGGAGTCGCTGTTAGATGATCAAGACATTTAAGGAGTATAGTAGGGCTCTGAAAAGTGCTGAGTTCAATCCTAATAAACTTCCTTTTGAGGAATGTTATGAAGGTAGACATTATGCTTGTAGCCTTTTAGGTATTTCTATGGCTCAAGGAGAGTTGTGGGGTACTTACGATTGTGGTTGTATTTGTCATGAAACGGGAGTAGCACCTTAATGATGACTACAAATGATTGCAAATGTGTTGATGGAATTAAGGCAGGATGTCCAGTTCATGAAAATGAATATCTGGATGAACTGATGGACTATGCACGCAGTTTAGGAAAACCAGTTTTTGTTATTCACTCCGAGGCGTTGATAGGAGAGGATATCTGTGAAGTAAAAAAGCAGGATAAAGAAAAATACAGAAGTAGTGCCTTAATGATAGAAGAACATAATTATCAACCGCAATTTACTCCTGATATTATTGGAAGGTGTATGCTCTGTGGAGTAGAGAAAGAAGAACATCTAAAGGTGGGAGATAAAAAATGATTGCAGGTGAGAGGTATTGTACTCGTTGTGGACATCCTGAAGGTTGTGTAAGGCATGGACGTGCTATCCCTAAGCGTGGAGAAGAATTACAACGTGATAAGTGTGAAGGATGTTTCGGATGTAAAAACCCCAACATGTACCACCTCATGAGACAAATGGAAACACGTAGCAAAGTAACCGGGTGATAAAAAACTCGGTATAACATATAATTGTATTAGGAGCTAAAAATGACTAGTCAGCACTCAGCACCTCGAAAGACGTCTACAAATGAGCCAGGAGTTCCTCGTTTGGTAACTAGGCTTAAGGTTGCAAACGTAGATCCCTATTTAGCTTTTGCAGCTGAGATGTTTCGTAAGGATCCAAAAGAGGTTTCTGACGAAGAAAGACAGGCTGCAAAAGAGCGAGTGATGACTATACTCTATACTGAGGGTAGAAGTCCTGAAGAGATGCTTAAAGAGGCAGCTAGTCTGATTATTCAAGCACTTGGAAGAGATTCTAAAGAAGAGGGGTTAAAAGGAACGCCTGATCGTGTTGCCAAAGCTTGGGTAAACGAATTTACTCCTGGTATACTGGTCGAGGATGCTTTGTCAGAAATGATAATAGAAGAGTCGTACGATCAGATGTTAATTGTGAAAGGAATTCCTATTAGCTCATTCTGTGAGCATCATTTACTTCCTTGGTTTGGGAATGTTGCTGTTGGTTACATCCCGCACGAGTTGACGGTTGGCTTATCTAAGCTAACTAGGATGGTTCAAGCAGCCCAGAAGGGAATTACAATTCAAGAACGAGTTACTGAAACTCTTGCAAATGCAATGCAGAAGGTTTTAAAGCCTTCAGGTTCGATGGTAGTTATTGAGGCTACCCATTCTTGTACCGCCATGAGGGGTGTCAAATCAGAAGGGCAGAGTTTTACAACTTCTGCGGTTAGAGGGATTTTTCTATCAAATCCTCATGCCAAACAGGAGTTCTTGACTCTGCTAAATCGCTCATGAGTTCAGAAAATAGTTTTCGTGAATCAGCTGAGTTCTTTACTGAAAGAGCTCGGCGTATATCTTCTAAGGTTACTGCGTTGTCTAGACGTGAGGATCTTAGTAATGAAGAGAAGAAGGAATTGCATGAGACTATTACACTTGCTACCGTTTACGGTAATTTAGGTGTTGGATATGGTCTTCTTGCAATTCTGGATCAAATGGAAGTAAAAGATGATAGTGGATAAACTTTATGTAGGTGAACATACTCCTTGGAGTCCTTTGTCTAAAGGGATTTTTAGGATGTCGGGGGCTGAACAATGTACCCGTAGAGCTGGCTATCAGTTTCTTAGAACACCTGAAGATGAAGAGTTTGTTCCTGGAATAGAAGATTTTAAGGCTGTAGTTCTTGCAGAAGGTAATCTTCATGAAACTGAGGTTGTTCGAAGAATTCAACAGGCTTCATTTAAAATCTGGAACTTTGGTCAGGGACAAGCTTGGACGAGATATCGTTTTGAAAAGCAATTTTGGAGGGGGTATCCAGATCTTTTTGTTGAAATAGATGAGAAGGCATATGGTGTTGAAATAAAGTCTACAGGAGATGAACTTTTTAACGATTACGCTTCCAAAGCTAGAGAAGTTCTTCCTGGCCGATTTATTTTAGATGATCAAACTGTTTTACATGATTCTGCTTTTCCATATATGGGACAGATACAAATGTATTTACATTCTGAGGCTATTGTTGAAGAAGGAATAGATCAGTGGCTTTTGGTTCTTAAGAACCGAGATAATGGGGCTATGCTTGAATGTCTTATTGAAAAAGACTCTGTATACCTTGAAAGTATTATTACACGTTGGAAGTATTTTTGGGTTTATGTGACAGCAGGAAGACTTCCAAAACAAAATTTTGAGGAAACAAGTAAGCAATGCCAACTTTGCCCTTTCAAAGAAAGATGTTGGAGTAATTAATGGATCTAGTTGCTGATTACGAAGAAGTCAAACGTAATAGGAGGATGTTCTTATCCAAGGAGAATTTGGAAGCAGGAGGATTGAGAATTGTTCCTCTATTTCAAGATTCGTCTTGGGAGACTCTGATATCACTTACAGATAGTGATATTCATTTGGAAGTTCATATTGCCAAAGTTACATCGAGAGGCTTAAGAGCCGAAGTACGTACTTTGAAGGCAATACAGAAAGATATTCGAAACGCCGCTAAAAAGATTCTCGAGTTGAGAGTACGACTAAAACAAAAAGCACCTGAAGTGCTACAGGAGACATCGTCTTGAAGTTCGCACCTATAGTCCCAGTACAATATGATCCCGCGAAGTATTCAGACTTTCATCTGATCCTTGCGCATGAAATTAGAATAGATCCTGTAAAAAGGGCTTATTATGAAGAGGCCTCAAAAAGGGGTCATCAGATCATTCTTGATAATGGAGTTATTGAGTTAGGATCTTCGGTGAGCTATCTAGATCTAATGGAAGCTTGGAATCATTTTCCAGAAGCTACTCTTGTAGTTCCTGATTCAATTCGGGACCAGAAGAGAACTATCGAGCTTGCGCAGGACTTTGCAGAGTTCATTCGAGAGGAAGAGCTTGATGAATCTTTCACTTTGATGATTGTTCCTCAAGGAACTACTTTCGTTGAGTGGCTTGGTTGTCTTGAAGCTCAGTTAGATCTCTTTAGTGACAATACTAATATTGTTGTTGGTATTGGGAGATATGCTGAAGATACTTTTGAAGGGGGTCGTAAAGCCCTTTGGGAAACAGCTCAGAAGATCTGGAGTGGTAATTACCATCTTTTAGGAGTCCAACACAATTTAGAAGAGGTAGCTTGGGCTAGAGAAATTTCAACTATTTGGGGTTGTGATTCTAGTTTGCCTGCTCGGGCTGCTTTAATGGGTATCTATGCAACGAAGGTTGAGAACCTACGAGAGCTACCAGATGTCGTTGAATTCAATTCTGGTATCTTAACGGATGTGCAGGATGAAATTCGACGATGCGTAAGCTTTTTGAACGGCACGCACTAATGTACTTTAGGGCCTGTCAAAAGTGTAAAACGGGGGCTTTGAGAGAATACGATGGTATCGAAGAAGGCAAGATACTGAAATGTATGAATTGTGGTTGGTACATTGTATCTTCAGATTTCAAAGACGCGGAAGGAGGACTTAGTGGTTACAGTATCCCAGGAAGCGGGCACAGTATTGCTCAAATACCCAGGGTCTAAGTGTAACGAATGTCCTTTACAAGGGAATAAGTTTGTTCCGCCAGAAATTCCTGATAAGCCCTATAAGATCTTGTTCTTAGGGCAAGCTCCCGCAAATACAGAAGTTCGTCTTGGAAGACCTTTAGTAGGAGACTCCGGTCTCTTATTTAATTCTGCTCTCGAAGAGCATGAAATTAGTCGAGAAGATGTTGGTGTTGATAACGCTCTTCTTTGCCAGTGGTACAGTCGAGATGGAGAAAAACCTCCAAGAGAGGCTTTAGAGGCATGTAGTGGTCACATTGATATTAACACCCCTGAAGTGCTTGTTCCAATGGGTAATGAGGCCCTTGGTGTTCTTACTGGTCGGTGGGACGGTATTCTTAGCATCGCTGGTACTACTGTACCTAATGAGATAGGTAAGAAAGTTGTTCCTGTTGCGCACCCTGCATATTACTTGCGAAGTAATTCTAATAACTTCAGAGATTTCAAGGATAATATCTGGTTAATAAAACAGCTCTCTGAAGGTAAGAATTGGGATCATGTTGCTAGTAGGATGACTGTCTATGAAACTCGGGAAGAAGCTATTGAGTTCTTTCACTGGTTAAGAGATAATCCTCCTGAAAAGCTTTCTGTTGACCTTGAAACAGATTCAGTAGATATTGCAGGGGCAAAAATTACTTCGTTAGGTCTTGCTTGGGAAGAAGATTACGGTGTTATAATTCCTTGGTCTCAAGAATACCAAGATATGCATAATACTGGAATTGATGGACTTCTTGAGTACGAAGATGTTTATCAAGCTTGTAAAGAAGCTCTAGAGGTTCAAACAGGGGTTATTGCTTGGAATGCCCCTTTCGATATTTGTATTCTTAGACGTGAAGACATTGACGTTAAGTTGAAGTCTTGTGTGCTTATGAAGCACTACTCTATGGATGAAAGAAACGTTGCTGGAGCTCAGAGTCTAAAAAGAAATGCCTCCACTTTTTTAGGCATTCCTAATTGGGAAATAGGTCTTAAAAAGTACTTGAAGAAGAAGTTAGATCCTTATACTCTCGTACCTCCTAGTACCTTATTCTGGTATCAAACATTTGATACAACTACTACTCTTGCGCTAGACAACATCTTTGATATGTTATTGGCTTTGCCAGAGAATGAGGGTCCTTCAAGACTTTATCACGAACGTATTGCTAATTGGGTTCGAATGTTTGTAGAGGTTCTTCCTGTAGGGGCAAGGATGGATCTTGAAAAGTTACGAGAAGCTATGATGGTGATGCCGGCAAAAAGAGAAGCTCTTGTAAAAGAGATGCAAGAGATTACGGGCATACCTTTGTATAACCCTAATAGCTATCTTGATAATCGTAAAGCTCTATTCGAAGTTTTCAAGCTGCCTAAGATAAAAGGCTTGAGTACTGATAAAGATGTTATGGCAGCTCTTTTAGAGTCTACGGGTGAAGGAACTGTTGAGCACGAATTTGTTGAGTTGCTTATAGAGTTCAAGCAGTATCAGAAAGTTGTTGGTACTTATCTTGTAAATCTTGCTAGGTCTTATCGTGGAGGTTTTGGGTATGCTGACTTAAAATTATTTGGGACTGTTACTGGTAGATTATCTGCTAATAATTTCAACCCTTTAGTATTTCCTCGTGAGAGTAGAGATGAAGACAGAATCAAAGCAGGTAAGGGTAGTTTATATGGGATTGTAAAAGAAATCATTATTCCTGATGAGGATAGTTTCTTTATTCAGGCTGACTACTCAGGTATGGAATTACGAATTCAGGCAGTTCTGTCTCAAGACCCTTATATGTTAGAAGTTCTTGCAGATCCTAAGTCTGACTGGCATGCAACAATGGCTCAAGAAATGTATGGAGCCAAGTTTCTAGATGCTAATGAGGGGGGAAGAAAAGAATTACGAGTTATTGCTAAAATGTTGGTGTTTGGTCTTAACTATGGAAGAGGTGTTCCTTCTATTGCAGGTCAGTTGGGTTGTTCTAATGCTAGTTGTGCTCGTTGTCCTCGAAATATGAAATGTGCTCGAGCAATCAAAGAGGCACAAGCGCTTGTTGATAGTTACTTTGCACCTATTCCTAGGTTGAAGCAGTACCGTGAAGAGACTGTAGAAATTACTAAGAGTCAAGGATATCTTGAAGTACCTTCAGGACGTCGTAGACGTTATGATTTGATTACTCGAGATAATTGGAAGAGTATTGAAAAGCAGATATATAACTTTCCAATGCAATCTACAGGTAATGATTGTAACTTAGATGCCATGTATGAGGCATGGACAAAGTACGGTACTTGGGTAAGACCTTTATGGCCTATTCATGATGCTGTTCTTTGGAATATCAGAAAGAATATTTCTATTGAAACTTTAGACGCATTCTTGACTACTTTGCAAGAAGTTCCTTCTCGTAGTTTGAATACTTCATTACCTTTCTATGTCGATGTTGATGCTGGAGATAGGTGGGGTCAACTAAAGAAAATGGAATGGAAGGGACCAGGTACTACAAAAGATAATGTCCTTCTTAGAGAGTTAGTTAGTGCTTGATATTAATTGGGCTTGGTTAGTGGGATTCTTTCAAGCTAAGGGCTATACGTGTAGCACTCTCTAAAACATTTTATCTTAATTCTGAGAGCACACAACAAGACAATCAAGTCAATCCTTGTCACAGCAGATGACCGGAGAGTATAATTGGAACACGGGAAACTAAATAAGTATCCCTTTGTGATGAAGTTACTCTCCAAGGAGAAAAACCGCATGATTGACATGCTGATTAATGCCCTCGTGGCAGGTATCCTCGGCATGATCGCCTTCGTAGTGGTTCAGGGTCTTTTCGATTCACTTGACACGTCGACCTGGTCTTCGCTGTCGCTTGCTATCGTGCCCCTGATTCCGCCCGTGATCGCGATCATTACCGTCGTGGGTCTCTTCCTGGGTCTTTCGAAGCTTCGCTCGGTTTAATCGAACGACACTCCGATTGAGTGTAAGCTTTAAAAGCTAAGGATGGATTAGAGGGAGTACGGTTTAGCAATTGCGGCCGTGCTCCCTCCAGTTCTATATAAGCCCATGGCAACACAGTTTCGTACGTTAATAGTACAAGAGAGAGATGGTACTGAATCTCGGATTCAGGTCCCGATTGTTACTTCACAAATTACTGATCCGTCATCCCTTAGTAATTCGGGTTTTGTAGACGACCAAACGTCTCCCCAATTTAGAGAAGTTGTTATTACCGAAGGTGACGGAAGTACCACTACTGTTCTAGTGCCTATTGCCCTTGTAGAGTCTTCTACCGTTGTTACTCAAGAGGGTATTGCTTCTATTACTCCTCTTAGTTCTATTAGTCCCCAAGTACCTCATACTCCAATTACAAGAATAGTTGAAGTTAAGGAAGGTACGAAAGAGATATCACAAATTGCGGTTGAGTTAAATGCTATTACGGTTCCAGTAGCTAAGATAGCTCCTGCTTTACTTTCACGTACTGGAGATACTGTTTTAGAAAGACAACTCGCTAGAATTGATGAAGGTGAAACTACTCAAATTGTTGCTGGGGTATCAAAACCTGTAAAAGTAGCTCAGGCAATTATTGATAAAGCAGTTAAAGAAGCGGCTTCTGTTAGTCAATTTTTTGAGGTTACGGGTGCTCCCCCTAAGATTAGTAAGGAAGAAAGATTAGTAAATAGCGCTAATGAAGCTATTACTCTGTTGCGAGCAGACTCAGGTAGTTTTGAAGCTTCACAAATTGTTACAGAATTAGTTCAAGCTGGAAGATCAGATCTTGCTAGTGCAGTCTTTACTCTTACAAAAGATAGTGCTAGTGAACAAGCACTTATTCAGACCATTCCAGAGGAAATAAAAGCTGCTGCTATAGAGCTAAATTTCAGTGATAGAGCTGCTATAGTTTTGTTGCAGACTCCTGATGATCTACTTACTGTAAGTCAGCAAGTTAGTAAGACCAGTCTTAAGAATAAAGCTTTTGCTTTAGGGATGGACTTAGAAAAATCTAACCCTTTGGCTTTAGATTTGGTAAACGATGAAGTTGTGCAAGCTACTTTGGGGAGCCTGGGTAAAGAAATTGGTCTTTCACTTATTCCTATCTATGGAACTTTTAGAGAGGCAAAAAGACTTGTTGAGAACTGGGATAGTTTATCTACAGGAGAGAGAATTAGTGGAACTGGTCTAACTTTGTTATCTGCTGTAGGAGATGTTACTATAGTCATGGGGCCAGTATCTGCCTTGACTAAACTAGCCTTCAAGGGAGATGACTTAGGTAGGATAGTTATAAAAGCTACTACTGATTCTGCGGATGAAACAGTTAAGATTGTTACTCAGGTAAGTAAGGTTCAGAAGATTGCTCCTAATATTGAGGTAGTCGCTAGTGACAATTTGAAGTATTTAGCTGATGTAGCTAAGCTTTCAGAGAAGATAGAAGATGGGTCTCAGGTCTTTGAAATAGCTATTCAACCAACTGCAAGAGGAATTCGTAATTCAGGAATTGTTGATGATGTCTTAAAAGGGCGACCTGAAGCTTTAGAGGCTATAGGACGTTCTATTGATGACGTTCCTTTTAGACCTAGAAATACTCAAGGCGTTATTGAAATAACTGAACCTCTATCTGACAGTCAATTGTTAACTCTTGCAGATGCATTAAGGCTAGATACTGAAATAAATTCCATTATAGTTAGAGGGATTGAAAGTGCTTTACCTCCAGGTAGTGCTGTAGAACGCCTTGTAAGTGATAGAATGCTTCTTTGGGGAATACAAAATACTCGCTTGGCAGGAGCAGAGTTAAATGTTGCTCGTGAAGCAGCTGAATTGCTTATTAGAAAAGAAGTTACAGCTCAGATAAGTGAAGGTAGGACTATAGCTCGTACTGTAGAACGTATGCAAGAGATATTAGATCCTAAACGTTCTAGGAGTTTGCAAAAGCTAAGAAGGCAAGCTGGCGGTGCTATTGCTATAGGAAAAGAAAGAGATGTTGCAGGAGATTTAATTAAGGCTCAGGATGAGTTAGCAGGACTTAGAGTTAAACTCGAGTCTGAGATACGTAAGATTGATGTAGATGCTCCTGTAAAGAGTTTTGACGATCTTCTTAAAGGCCGGAAAAGTGCTTCTGCTGATAAAGTTGGTTCTGATATCACGAAGCTTGAAACTTTTATTCAGGACTTGAAAAACCTTCCTACTCCTAGAACTGGTGGTAGACCTAGAGTTATTGAAACTATAACTCAGATAGACAAAGGAGTTCCTCTGGAAAGTGCTCGAGTAACAAAGCTGAAGGATGAATTATTTGAGTTAGTAGATACTCTTTCTAGTGTTAGAGCTAAGAGAGTTGCACCATTTAAAGTTGTAGATACTCCTGAAATTTTAAGTTTGCAAACTCGTATTGCAGGCTTGCAAGATGAAGTTGTAGAAGTTATTCGTAAGGGAGCTGATAATTTTGGTCCTGAAGTAACTAAGCTAAGTGATGAAATTAATACTTTACAAGCTCAAGTAGTTAAGGCTCGAAATCTTTTACGCCTTCGAGATCCTAAGGTCTTAAGTAAAGCTAGGGTGCTTAAGTTAGAAGATGAGATTGCTGCAATAGAAAAGGAACTCTTTGATGAGACATTAACCCTTTCAAGAAAGCAAGTCTTAAAGAGGAAGTTAGGCCCTCTTAAAGAGCAGTTAGAAAAAGCAAAACAAGGGATTACTACAGAAGAAGAAAATCTTCTCTTCAAAATAAACAAGCTAGAAGATCGTATTGAAGTAGTAAAGAAAAGTGCTAGTCAAACAAAGAATGCTGCAAAAATAGCTAGGTTGAAAGATGATCTAGATTCTCTCGTAACTAAGCTAGGAACTATTTCAGATGACATTCCTGTATTTTCTGCTAGAGGAGATGAAATCGGACATCCTCTCGTTACTATATTACAAACAGAAAAACAAGTAAGTTCTAGGATTACCAAGTTAGAGGTAAAGATAGCTAAGCTTAGAGCAGCGGATGAAGCTACTGTTGTCGAAACTAGGTCAGTCAGATTTGAACCTGAAACTAAAGTATCTGGAGGTGGCCCTGGTGGTAGTGGTGTGGGAGGTAGTGTAGATTATGATCCCTCAGGAGGGGGAGTTGCTGTTCTTACTCAAGCTGAGATAGTTGTAGCAGCAAGTCCTGTTGCAAGAAGTGAGATTGCTACTTTCTTAAGAGCTACTAGTAGTCCTGGAGCAATTATATCTAGACCAAAGGGTGTATTTGCATTAGCAGGTATTCCCCAAGAATTGCCCGGTATTCTCACTGAAGAACAGATTGTTCCTGAAATAGGTACAGTAATTCCTGCACTTCCAGAACCTGAGACTGCTCCAGAGTTTGCTCCTACTAGAGCTCCTGATCTTGAACCTGCTTTTGCTCCTGATCTTGAACCTGCTCGAGCTCCTGATCTTGAACCTGCTCTTGCTCCTGTTGAAATTCCAGAAACTATTCCAGGGGTTACTCCAATAAGACAACCTGGGGAAGAACCTGGAAAAGAGCCAGGGGAAGTTCCTATAGAAGAACCTGCAAAAGTTCCAGTTCCTGGAGAACAACCTTCATCACTCACAGGGGAGGAGCCTGCAGAAGAGCCTAGTATATCTGGACAACCTGAGCCTGAAGAAGAAGGAGCTCCTCAACCTACTAAAACTAAAGTTGTAACTGAGGATTTGGTTAGGCTGATAAAGCAGAGAGATAGGAGAATTCACCCTCGAATAAGATTAGATGTTGAGTCTCCCAAGGGTAAGATTGGTCAAGTTAGGAAGCTAAAGCTTACTTCAGGATATACTTGGTTACAAGCTAGAGTGTACGTAACGGTATTTGCTCCTTACAGGGAAAAAGATATCAAGTATACTACTATAAGACCTAAAGGTACGGTGATGGTTAGAGGGCCTATTCAAGCTTGGGATAGTATTCAAAGGGATGGATTTACCATTGGTGTAAATAGCTTAGATGAGTGGGCTGAGTGGTTTACAGCTGCTCCTGAAACTGGAAGAATTACGGAAATTAAAAACGAGGTAACTAGGAAAGCTGGGGATATCACTCTTGTTGATGTTCCTCGTCCAGAATTGAAGGAATCTAGAATGACAACTCCACAAGATGAGTTTGCAGAGTTCGAAGAAATTCAACCTGTACTACCTATAGAACCTGTACAACCAGGAACTCAACCTATAAGACCTGTTACACGGCGTAGGCCTACTAGAATTGAAGTAGAGGTTGTTCCAGTTACTCCACGAAGAGCCATACTTCCTGCAGGGGCTGCTGCTGGTGCATTAGGAGTTAGGCGTAGACTTCTAAGAGTTAGGCAGGGTGGTTTTTCTTGGCCAATGGGTAATATCTATATTGGTATTTATCCTCCTTTCACTGAGGATGATATCGTTTACGATATTACTCCTCCACAAGGAACTACTTCTACTAGAGGGCCTAAGGAAGCATGGAACAGAATCAAGAAGATTGGTTTTGAACCTGATGCTAGTACTTACGATGAGTGGGCTGCGTGGTTCACTGCTAGAGGAGAAGCTACTGGAATTGAGGGAGCTGTGCTTGGTAACATTGGTTCTGCTTTAGATCCTCAGGAAGGAGGACTTAAAGCTTTTGAACCTTCGGTAGACGCATTTTTCAATCCAAAGAACGTGGATTTCTAAAACATGGCACATACATATTTTTGGGTCTTCGGGGTAACTCGAGAAGGCAAGAGAATTCTTGCAGGCCCGTTTCTTGATGAATTAGAAGCAGCTAATGCAGAGGACGATCTAGAGGTAACAAGACGGTATCGGTTACCTACTAGAGATCGTACAAAAGCAACTAGTATAGTAAAGCAGAAGCTTAGAGAGGATGGAGTACCTACAGACGACGCTCTAAAAAGAATATCACACAGAGATGTAGACGATTTAGAGGAAAATAGTGGTGGTCTCCTTAGCGGTGCTAAAGAGCGCTTTAAGCAATTAGGAGCTACTACTGCATCACATAACAGGCCCCCAGAAGAAGACATTTTCGAGGGCGACCCTTTTAGGGATTAATGGAAGATACTCATGGATGAAGGCGTAACAATTCTGTCCACACTAGGACAGGCACTATTAATTGTCGGAGGATTTACTCTCGGCTTTGTTGCGGTTACGATGTTCTTCACTATGCTCTGGGTCCGTCGAAAGGTCCAGGGTAAAGTGGTAGCACATTTTATCGAAACAAACAGACAAACAACAGAAGAGTTACTTCCAATCGACGAGTCTGGCATCATTAAATCCAAACACGGGGATGGTGATGAAGAATATCTTATTGTTCCGAAGAAGTCTTTCTGGTCTAAATGGCCAAAAGGATTTCCTGTATGGATGCAAGAGAGTGTTCCAACACTTTTGTTCATGCGAAATAACGCTGAGCCTTTTGATCCTGAACAGATTGAAACAGTAATTACAGCAAAAACTTTGAAGTACATTACTGATGAGAAGATGTTGAAGGCTACGTGGCAAGATGCAGCTGATTCTATAGGACTAGGTCCTTCGAATTTTAAGAGTCCTCTTGTGATTTTGGGAATTCTTCTTGGAGCAGGAATTATTGGTTTGGGTGTATTTCTATTCATCATTTTTCAACAAGTTCAGGATATGGATATTTTCCTTAGGAGTCTAGCATGAGTATTGAAAATAATGCTCATCCTCAAGACTCTTCTTTATTTAGTGAAAACCCTTTAGCTAATCTTCCGGAGACTATTGAGGATGACCAAGAGGAAGAAAGTTCGGAGCAAAACTTCGAACTTCCAGAGTACGCTTTTGCAGCAGCAGAGTCAAGTAACGAAGGGTCTGATGCAAGTGAAGAGGACATTCAATCAACAGAGAACTCGGTTGAAGAAAGTACTGAATTAGTTCCAGAGCAAAATTTTGAGCTTCCAGAAGCATACTCGTATGATGACTTAGATGACGAGTTTGGAGGAGAAGGTGGTCCTCCAGGTTTTCGGCAAATGTTTGATCCTAAAGGAAGAAGCGATCTAACTAAGATGACTGAAACTCCTCCAAGGATGATTTTACCTTTGGTGAGAGCAAAGATTATTGATGCAGCTTATGATGAAGAAAGGATTGCAAGAGGTGAAAGCTTACTTTCTATCTTTGTTACTGAATTCGATAAGAGGATGATCTCTAAAGATCGTAAAGGACGTTTAGAAGCTGTTGAACTCATTAGGGGCTTGCATAAGGGTGATGGTACGGATGAAGAAGAGGCTTCGTTGTAACCATGTTAATCAAAGAAGATACAACTCAAGCAGATCGCTTTAAGGTTTGGAAACAAATTCAAGCGCGACAAAATGAAGATAAGAAGAAAAGACTGTTGTCTTATCTTCTGAACCAGATTGTTCTTCTAGAGGGTAAGAAAGGTAGAGGTAAATCTCTATCCTCGGTAGCTCTGGCATATGAACTTCGTGAGATGTTTGGTAAGCCTGTAATTATTGTTGGTACTAAAGTTGGTATGACTGATAACTTTGGGCCTTTCAAGTTTCTTAGTGAAAGAGATTTTGTTGAACAGCTAGATCAGATTTCAGATATTGCTAACGCGGATGAAGAAGGGGCCGGAGAAACTACTGTTGAACGTGCTCTGAAGTCACTCGGTATCGATATTATGGATAGCACGATTCTTTTTGATGAAGCTATCAAACTATTTGATTCTAGAACTCCTTCAGATAAGTTAGTAAGACTATTTGGGTATTTTGTTGCACAGTCTCGGCACTATAATATTACAATGGTTATTACAATTCCAAATCGTGATAACCTGGACAAAAGAGTTCGAAGGCAAATTGACTGGTTCGGTCGTTGTACTACTACTTGTAGGACATTGAATAAAAAATGTATTCGTCCTGGTTGTAGACATATAACTACTATTCGATTTGTTGGTGGTATCGATCGTTTCAAACTACGTTTGGAAGGTACTAAATACTGGTCTATGTTTAACTCATGGTCCATTGTTGGGTTTAGACCTAGTCAGACCAAAATCAAGAATTACTAATGATTTCACCACTCAAAGTCGCATATATGTTTTTGATAAGTTTCTCAGCTGTAATGATTGGGGTTACATTAACATTTCTAACGGGATATATCGCAGGAGGTTTTGTAGGTCTTTGGTTTGTAGTTATAATGTTTGCTGGTGGTCAAGTTATGCTTGTACCAAATAAATCAACTACTGACGATGTTCAACGAGAATTCAAAAAACAGCTTGCAGGAACACGACCTCCTAGAAGGACTAGACGTGACATTCTTTAAATGGCCAATTTTGTTGATTGCTGTATTTGTTGCTGTAATACCTGCAAATAGGGTACTTGCTATTGCTTCTCCAAATAGCATTTCGATCTTAACGATTAATGCTTTTCAAAACACTGTAGAAAGTAATGATATTTTGTTTATTGCTTCCTACAATATTGATTATACTTCTAATCCTACAGAAACTGTTACCCAAGCTTTCATTTTCCGTTTAATGGATGGGGGTACGGAATTAGGATCAACTGCTCCTTTTTCATTTATTAATGCTGGATATGATGGTGGTGTGGTTGCTTTGTATTTCTCTGCTAGTGATGTTGCTCTTATACCTATTGTTTGGGAGGGTGCAGGTTATGAAGTACGTTTGCAAGGTAATCCCTCTCTATTCGCAAGTCCTCCTGTTGTAGTCAATTCAAGTATTGACTGGAATAGTGTTCTCACTACTAAGTTCGACTTGCGAAATCTTCTAAATGATTTAGCTACTGATCTACAACTTAATTGGGCTCAATATACTGAGCCTGATATTGAGTTATTAACTACTGCTGCTGCTGGAAATGTATTTACTCAAGAAGGGGAAGTTTATTTTGGAAATGTAATTCCTAATGTTAGGATTGCTGCTTCTGGATTGTTTACAGGGCGTACTACTCTTCCCGTAGTTACCGAGCGTACGTTTACACTTAGTTACCGTGATCAGCTACTACAATTTTGGGATACTTCTTCTATTGGGACTGCTCTACAGGGGGCTGCTGATGTATTTAACACTCCTAGAAGTCTCATTACGACTTTAGGGTTAGTAGCTTTCAATGTAGCTATTATTATGGCAATGGTTAAAGCAAACCCTGCTGCAGGGCAGATAGCTCCTTTAACTACTGCAATTATTTTACCTGTTGGAGCTTATGTAGGTTTGACAGATATGGTATTTGCTGCGTTGATTGCAATGTTCGCAACTTTTGGAACTGTATTCATACTGTTTTTAAGGCGTGGGTAAATGAACAGAATCAAGAAGTTTAGTATCTTACTGGCAGTAATCGCTTTTAGCTTTACGACTGCTCTTGTAGGAGCTCAAGTTGTAGTTAATACTGCAATTTACCAATCTCTATTCTCTGTTACAAATAGTAGTATAGTCACTACCAATGAAGTTGTCGGATTTCCTTATTCTGGATTTACTCTTGTAGATCAGAACTTTATGGATCCTGATACTTTGAATAGTGTTGTAGTAGATACATTTAGTACAAGTATTCCTGCAATGCCTCCATCAACAAGAATTGCGTATCAGTCAGCAAAACAAGATGACGGAACAGTCTTCACAGACTATACAACGGAAATAAACAACAACAGTATCTTCGATGTTATTTTCTTTCCTGCTACTCCCGCAATAAATGACGCCTTTTACTTTGGATTGTATTCTCCTGGAAGAATCTTAACAGTAAATGTTGGAATAGCTGGAGTCTATGATTACGCTTTGACTTGGGAGTACTACAATGGTTCCTCTTGGACGGCTTTGGTTGGTCTAAATGATGAAACAGACTCTTTCGAAACGGCTGGGGTTGGACCTGTTACATTTGATCTTCCTATCGATTGGGCTGCTACTCCTGTTGACTCAGTAACTTCCTATTGGGTTCGTGCTAGGGTTAGTTCTTACACTTCCGTTACTACATCTGCTCTTGGTACTCAAGCTTGGTGGGAATCTGGTACCTGGTTTGTTTACGTAGATAGCATTAGTGAGAATGTACAAATTAATTATACCTTATTTATGGGTGGAGCTACAGATTTAGTTACTAATCATCAAATATTTCCAGGGAATGAAGGAATTGTTACTACTGATGCTGCTGATCTTGAATTAGGTCAGTTAGCTTTTACTTTTGCTATGGAAGGTGTTTTTGACGTAGATAGTACTAGCGGAAACTATCTTACAAAGACCAGTGCTATCGTAGTTGATAATCCTTCTTCAGGGCAAGTGCGAGTTACTATAGATGATGGAGTAGGCTCTAACTCAGCAACTGTCTCAGGTGTTACCTCAGGTGAGTTTACTATTACTGTCTCTTCTGATGGTGTTACTCTAACTCTTACTATTTCAGGAGTAGGTAGTTCTAGTACTACAATGTTAGATATCTCAGATAACGGCAATAGCTGGATTTGGGGTGATGGAGATACTACTCTTTATTTCGAAGAGATAAGTTTTACATTTCCAAGTGTTATAGAGGACTGGAATACTTCTGGAAGCTTAGCAACTGGAGCTACTCTTACAGATACTATCGAATATCTCGATACAAGTATCTATTCAAATATTGGAATTCCTCCGATTGTTCCTCTGGGTAGTACTATTCATGGAGGTAATCTTTGGATCGTTGATTCTAATGACCTTTATGAATTAGACGAAACGGATGCTACGTCTACTATCTCAAATTGTGTACTTGTAAATATAGGTGCTCAAGCTATAACTTCAGATGGAACTAATCTTTGGTATGTAAGTTCTATTGCAACTGATATTATTGAGATTAATACAAGTTGTGTTTTACAAAGTCAATTCGATATTTCTTCAATCTCTGTAGGTGCTAGGGGTATTGCCTATAATACAGATACAAATCGTCTAGCTCTTTTTAGTTCTCCTTCGGGTAATCCTACTTTAAGTATCTATCAAACAGGAGGAGCTCAAGATTCTTCAGGTACAATCACAGCAATGGCTGTTGCAGGTGATGCTAGTATTTATGCTGCAGAGTACTATGACGGTTTCTATTGGGTTACTACTGTAGGCTCTGGATTGAATCATTATTCCTTATACCGAATGACAAATACTTCGGATGCCGTAGCTATTTATCGTCTTCCTGTAGATGCCTATGGTTATCAATTTGATACGAGTTTACTTCCTATAGATCCTGGAGCGATTCCTTTTGCTTTACAAGATATTGCAATTGATACTTCTGGAAGCGTTTGGAATTATCCTTGGCTTGTAACACATCCGAATAGTACTGTCTTTCAGAAGTATCTAACGTATACTATATCTGATCTTTTTACTTCGCATCTTAGGATTGAAGAAGACTTTCAACGAGATATTCCAGGCTGGTCAGACTTCGATGACGTTGCTGCAGGTCGATCGGGTCTAAATATGAATAGTGCTTTTAGCGGTATTTACTCTGCTATACTTGCTCGAACGTCTGCAGGTATTGCAGATACTACTCAAGAAGTCATAGGTTTTACTCCAGGACTAGTATACTCTTTTGGAGCTCAAGTAACGTGTTCTGGTGAAAATAATGAAATGATTATTCAGTGGGAGGAATCTGACGGGACTCCTATAGGATCAGCTACTACTATTAATAGTACTGGTTGTGGAGCTTGGAGTGATATTAAGTGGGAAAATCAAATAGCTCCTGCTTTAGCTACTCAAGCTCAAATAACAATTCAGAATCGTTGTGTAAGTGTTTGTGTTGGTGTAGATTGGGGTACCTGGGATGGTATTCAGGCTATTCAGAGTGCTGTTAAGGAATCATTTCCTACAATTTCTACAAATCTAGTACAAAATCCCAGTTTCGAAGAGTTGTATCAAAGCTCTACTACTTGGCAGTCTATTGCAGTAGCTCTAGGTTCGATTACAGACGTGTCTAGTTCTTTAATTAGTTGGGACGAAACAATACCTTCAAGTGCTATACTGCTTATAGAAACTTCTATTAATGGTGGAGGTTTATGGTCTACTGCATCTAATGGATCTCCAATTCCCTTAATTCTTGTAAATGATGATCTTACAGGAGTTTCATTACTTGTACGTGCAACATTTGATCCTACTACTACAGTGAATGAAACTCCTCAACTGGATTCGATGTTGATTTCAGTGTTAGATAGTTCTGATTTTACGTTACAGTATAAGCTGAATGATATACCTTCATTAACTATAGATGATCGTATTGGTACTAATGATGGTATTATGTCATTTCCTCTTGTAACAAATAACACTTTACTAGCTAGCGCAGGTCCATTAACTACTATTGCAGGAGCTATTACTATATCTGGAGATGCAAGTACTCCTGATTTAGTTGACATAGTAACTCCGGGGGATATTACTTCTGCAACAATCTTTAATAATGATATTCCTCTAAGTGACTTATGGCTAGCGTTATCTGCCCTTTCTAACAATGATATACCCCCAATCATGTTCTGGATAATTACTGCAATGGTTGTTATTCTAGCTTCAGGATCTTACACTTTCTTATACACAGGAAGCGTACCTTGGACTGCTGGAGCTATGGGTATGTTTACTCTTGGGTTTATAAACTTCGGAGGTGGAGTATTACCTTTCTGGGTATTCTTCTTCTTTGGAGTGATGGCTATGGCTGCTTCGATCTTCTCCAAAGTTAAGGCGATGTAATGAATACTTTTGCGGTAATAATGGGGATAATGACCCTGTTCATTATTGGAACAATTTTATCATTTTCTGTAGAGGGTGAATTTGGTATAGCTGCAACTTCTTTAACTACGACTCTAGATAACAATGATCTTGTTATTGAAGTAGATGATACTACTGGTTTTCTTACTTTAGATTTCATTGTTATTGGGGAAGAAAACATTTGTTATACTGGAAAGACAGCAACGACTTTTACAGGGATAACAAGAGGTTGTCAAGATACTGGAGCTGAAGCACATGCTGCAGGTGTTAGTGTGTATAATGAGGGATCTAATATTGTAAATAGTCTTATCGGATTTAATATTGCAGAAGCAATGTCTACTGCAGGTGTTATTCGAGTACCTTTTATGCTAGCAACTACTGTTCCTCGAACGTTTGCAAAGATTATTTCTTGGGACTATAGCTATCTCGAAGGTTCTCTTTGGACTGTTCCTCTTGTATATGTCAAGTTTATATTGTTCTATCCACTTTCGGGAGCTTTTATGATTTCGTTCATAATTATGATGGTGAATATATTTATGGGTATAGCTCGACTCTTTACACCGTAATGAGATATCCAGTTATGTTAATTTCCAATTTGTGTGATAATGGAGTAGACTCTCTTTACAAGACCAGAGGTTGAAAATGGTAAACCAGCGAAATAGACGAGGGACTAATCCTTTTGCTATCCTAGGCGGTGTTGTAGCTGTTGTTGCAATGTTGCTTATTGCACTAGCTCTTGCCTTGAATACTTCAACTGCAGGTACTGGAGTTAGGATCGATTTTGCAGCTAATAGTACTCCTATAGCTCAAAGATCAGGGATAAATCTTATTCAAGGGACTGCTATCGCTATTACAGGTACTGATGGAGGTATTGGTGATGATGTTGACTATATCATAAATTCTACAGGAAGTGGTGGTGGAGGATATGATACTATCGAAGATGAAGATAGTGCACTTCCTCAAGAATCTGTAGTTAACTTTACAGGAGCAGGAGTAACTTGTGCAGCAGGTACTGGTCAAACAGATTGTACTATCCCTGGAGGAGGAGCTCAAGATTTAGCAGGGGTCTTATCTACAGGTAATACTTCCGGAGGTACTAATATAGTACTTTCAGGAGCTGGAGATACCTTAAATTACTTGCGTACTCTTTCTCTAGTAATAGATGCACTAACTCAAACTGTTGGAACTGGTACTGCGCAAATTCCTAATTTGGGAGGTGCTACAGATCAATTTGTTTTTGAAGATGTAACGCAAACACTTTTCAACAAAACTCTCGATGATTTTAGTAATAAAATTCACGCTGATGACTTGCATATTCAGTTACGTAATGAATCAGGGGGGGTACTAACCAAAGGCGATGCTGTCTATATTAGTGGTTATAGTGTTGGACAGGATCTTGCTTTGGTTACTCTAGCTGATGCCTCATCCTCGAGTACTATGCCCGCAGTTGCTTTATTGGAACAAACGACTCTTGCTAATAATACTTCAGGCGAATTCATTATTACTGGAAGAATTTCAGAGGTCGATTCATCTGCATTTTCTGTTGGTGATAGACTATATATTTCTAATGTAGGAACAACAACAAATACTCTAACTTCGACAAAACCAATTGGAACTGATTTGATTCAAAGTATTGGTGAAGTATTACGATCTCATGCATCACTAGGTGTTATTGAAGTATTTGGTGCAGGTAGAGTTAATGATCTTCCTAATATTCCAGATGATAATATTTGGCAAGGGAATTCTTCCGGTGTTGCAGTTGCGAATTCTGTTCCTGACTGTAATACTGAAAATGTATATCGTTTGCAGTATGATACTACAACAAATACTTGGAGCTGTGATACAGATAAAATTGATCTTACTGTAACGACGGGAGATGTTACAGGTATTCTTGACACTAGTAATGGCGGTACTGGTGTATCATCTTTTACTGATCATGGTGTACTTGTAGGTTCGGGTTCGGGTGCCTTATCTGTAACTACAACCGGTTCAACAGGTCAAGTACTTACCTCGAACGGTTCTAGTGCGGACCCAACATTCCAAGCAGCAAGTGGAGGTATTACTGAGGCTGACCAGTGGCGACTAACCACTACCTTCTCCGGTGATGCTTCACCAATCACATCAAACCTCGAACGTGTAAATAGCGACGGTTTTACCGTGCTAACAGCGACAGTTGGTATGACTGAGAGTTCAGGGATATTCACATTTCCAAGGACTGGATATTGGCTGATTACATTCACGGTATCGTTCCTTTCTTCAACAGGATCCGATACTATTCTGGAAGGAACCATTTGGACTACATTAGATGATTCTGCTTATACAAATGCGGTAGTTAGCAGAGGTTCACTTTTTAATAGCAGTGCTGCGACTACGACCACAGCTACATTTTTATTCGATGTCACTAGCGTTTCGACACGCAAAGTCCAATTCCGTATCAATGGCAACTCTCAGAATGTGATTGGAAGCTCGGTAGATAACTTTACTTATATGATGTTCATCCGATTAGGAGATACATAAAATGCGTAAAATTTTTATAGCTATGTTGGTGGTTGGAGTGTTGATTGTTTTGGCAGCTGTTGGTGTGAATGCCAGTAGTCAACAGAATCATTCATTGGCTGTTTCGACAACACCTCTCGATGTTATTACTAAATCTGTAACATATGATGATGTGCTTTCTAGCATGCACCGTGGACAATGGTTTGGGTGGTTAGATTCTTCAAATAAAAATTACGCAAATTTGATCATCCTTGATTCGCAGTATTCAAAACCTACTATTTCTGAGTTACTTGCAGCTCAAAGTGCTCTACAAGCGAAAGTAAATAGTCGAGAAGTTACTATACAAGATTTGGAGGCTCTAAGAAAAGATATTGAATCCAGAATTTTAGCTGGAACATATACTAATCAGGATCTTGTAAACTATCTTCGAATTCTTGGAGGGTTTTAATTGTACTTTCCTAATTTGACAATAATACTCCCCACATATAACGAGAGAGAGAGCATACAGATACTACTACCTCAAGTAGCAAAGCTTGGACATCCGATCATTGTTGTTGACGACAACAGTCCTGATGGTACTGCTAAAGTTGTCAGAGGTATGAATTTACCTCTTGTCACTCTAAGGGTCCGAAGATCTAAAAGAGGACTTGGAGCTGCTATTAGGTATGGAGCAGAACAAGCAAAGACAAGATATGTTGCTGTTATGGACACTGATGGACAGCATAAGGTTGCAGACCTTGAAAGACTGATCAGTGCAATGTTCTCAGGACCTGTTGCTCCAAGCGTAGTTCTTGGATCTCGATTGATGTCTGGAGGTTCTGTAGAAGGGCTACCTAAATATCGAAAGGTCGTAACGGCAATTCTGAACTGGCTTGGAAGTTTGCGAGCTCAAACAAGAGCTTCCGACTATCTCACGGGATTCTTTATTTCACATCGAAAGTTGGTAACCTACACAACCGAAAACGGTTTCAAGATTTTGTACGATATCTTAAAGCATAATAAGCTAATCATTAGTGAGCTTCCAATTACTCTGTACAAACGGGAGTATGGAGAATCGAAAGCCAATTGGCGAGAGCTGCAGCGGTATCTAAAGTTGGTTTTCTCATGAAGAATGTTTGGCGTAGTGATCATATACTTGCACAAGCTCTTCGATTCTCTATTATTGGCGGAACTGGGTATGTTCTCTATCTTGTTTGGTACTATGGATTTATTGAGTTAGGTATATCTCAAACAATAGCAATCGTAACTGCTCCTTTTGCGAACATCATCTATAACTTCTTCCTTCACAGGGGATGGACTTTTAAGAAGCGAACATAATGTCTATAAAATTACCTTTCGAAGTAGCAATGTGCTTACCTGCGTATAACGAAGAAGCAAACCTTAAAAAGTTGCTTCCTAAGTTGATACGCGAAAGAGACCTTACAGAAATTGTTGTTATAGCTTCTGGCTGTACTGACAGTACTATCGAGGTAGCTCGTAGCTTCGAGCCAAGAGTTCGTGTCTTAATCCAACCTGAACGTGAGGGTAAAGCATCTGCTATAAACCTCTTCTTGAGAGAAACATCAACTCCTATTGTAATTATGGAGAGTACTGACACTTTACCTGGTGCAGGAACCATTCGACACTTATTAAATAGGTTTCTAGATCCTGAAGTTGGAGCAGTAGGTTCTCGTCCAGTCCCCTCTAATATTCCAAATACTGTAATGGGTATTGCAGCACATATTCTTTGGAAAGCCCATCACTATCTTGCATTAGAACATCCTAAGCTTGGAGAGATGATAGCTTGGCGAAGGTTAGATATTGGTGCTATTGAGTTAGAACTTGAAGGTACTCTTGAAGAGTTCTTTGAAACTTCAATAAAAGCTCTATTCCAACTTGCTGACACTACTGCAGTTGACGAAGCTTTTATCGAAGCATCCATTGTAGCTGCTGGTTACAAAGTTGTTTATGAACCATTAGCTGTTACGTACAATCGCGGTCCTGACAATATGACTGATCTAATTAAACAGAGAAAGAGAATATATCGAGGACATCTTTCTCTCAAAGCAAGTGGGTATTCTGTATCTACATTAAGTCCCTGGAAAGGGCTAGCTGCTACTTTTAAGGCAGCTCCAAAATCACCTAAAGGAATTCTATCTTGGCTGATATTGATGTACGCGGAAGCTTACTCTCGAGTAACAACAGACAAGAAGGCTCCCGAAGTAGCCATTTGGGATATCGCTACCTCAACAAAGAAAGTACATCAAGAATCCCACTAG